TGCTTTTATGCAAATAAAAAAGCCCCTGATGGGAGGGGCATAAATAAAGGATGATTGCGTTATGGAGAGATTGCTATTTACTCATAGCTGAGAGATTCGATCACCACCTTATAGGGCTGGTTAATCTTGTTTGTCGGGTACTGGTTTTTGACCTGCACAACCTGAGTATAGATCAGAATGGCGCCTTCTGAAATCCATTTGTTCACGTTCTTCTTTTTGTTTTTGCAGCTTCAGTATTTCATCTTTGTATTTCTTATCCATCTTAATTTGGATGAATCTGAATATCTGGGCTGATATGTAGGTCAGTATAACCATTATCAGGGAGATTATAGCGGCATTGGCCTCTAACCATTGCCACGCCATAGAAGTAGAACTAGCCATTACCTCGGCTTCCTTAGCTATGCCTATTCCCACTCCGGTGGCTCCGCTCATGTAGGTCGCTGTCTGCGCCGTGTGTGCTACGTCTGCTATTCTCTGAATTCGTTCTGGCATACTTGTAAACTCTGTAGATTCCTATGATATACCTAATCAATGCTAGGAGTTGAAGCAATATACTTGCTATTATCAAGAAATCTGTGAATAGCACAATACCCGCCTATCGCTAACAAAGCTAAACACTGAGCAAGCGTGATTACAGAAGACGCTAGCATATAGTAGTCATAAACATAATTAGTGCCAAAAGACACATCAAAACAAAGCATTAAATTAATTGATAGATGCAAGCATACTAAAATGGCCTGAATTGTTCCATGATATTTACCACAGCTTACAATAAACAATACAGCCATTATTGTATGTGCTACACAAAGAAGCAGTACACCTTCTAGGAAGTAACCTGGATCAATAACAACAATCAATCCCATAATCATATACATTGAAGCTACGAACGTCTTATCATCGTCCCAAGCTACAGACAAAAAAGCGGCCATAAAAGCCGCTACAAAAGATAAAGTTTCAATCATTTTTTTCTACGTTTTGGCAATTTTGATAGTTTCGCTTTGTCTTTCTGAGCTGGTTTCTTTTTGCTAGCCATTCTTCCACCGTTATTTCATCAAGTAGTTCGTTTAAGATATTAGTTACCAACCACATAATACCAAGAATAACTAAAGACATCCCGATTATTTCTTGCATTGATATTACTTGAGCTTCCACCCTCTAACTCCTCGTTCAAGCTCGAACATGCTTTGCATGTCGGCTTAACATTTCTGTTAAGTTTCAAGAACACCTACGGCAGGCGGGTTGTGCCCATACCCTGTCGTGAGTGAGGGGCGCACATGGCGGCGGAAACTCAGAATACCTGCGGTGCAGACTCTGAATACTTCCTACCAAAGTGTGGTACCACGCCCTGCCAACCGAGCTGGTACCTCGGGAGGCAATCCATCATATAGGGCTGCAATCCTTTTGATGGCGTCACGGCCAGTGACGTTAAATCTCAGGTTTAATACCCTGGGCCGGCCTAGGGTTCAATTTGGTACTCACTATGTTTACCTTTAAGAACTCTAAGTTTGAGGTTACTGTCGATATTGCAGCAATTACTAGGGCTTTAGTCTTATTGTTGCTGCTTTTGTAACCGTTGGCGGGGGTGAGGCATCACCCCTAAGCCAAAAACTTAACAAGTTTATCAAACATCGTTGCAGCCAAAAGGCGGCTGCAACTGGACGCGCAAAAGGCGCGCGCCGTTTATAAAAGCGTTATGTGTAAAAACGCTTAATCCAATTTAACGGGCGCTTGTAACTCATTTCATTGCCTTTAAATACGCAAATATCACCACGTTTAGTAAACGCAAAACCCCATTCTCCCCAGTATTTATCTGGTAGAGGCTTCTTAATACAAATCGTTGCCCACTTCATGCTACTACTCGCAAAAATTGGTCTAAATTCAATAGCCGTCCAATCTTCACCACCTACAATCCCGATCATAAATCACCTCCTAAATTAAAAGCACATAACAAAGCAATCATAGGGACAAGCCCTATATTGCGCGGGTTATTTAGCCTTCCACTTAGCTATACCACCCTCAATCATCCCACCAGAGAAGTAAAACCCAACGATAACCAGCATAATTTCGCCTATGTAAAACTCTGTTATAACCTGCCTTACTTGGTCAATATTAGCTTGACCTAATAACGTCATGACTAGAACCATTACAAAGCATGATAGAAACGTAAACGTAAACATTAATGCTAGGTATCGTTGTGCCACCTTAAACGGAGCGTATGCGTTAATTAGATCAATCTTTGCTTTAGTCTTAGCCTCGATCTCTTCTTCTTTGCTGGTGTGCATATCATCAATCAAATCAATGCCTGACTTGATAATGTCACCAGAGCCTAGAATCTTACCTATAATTGCTGGAATCATTTTTATTCTCCTGGCTTATAAAGCTCAAAATGCGGGCCATCGAAAAAGCCGTTAAAATCCCCACCCCATTTAACCTTGTGATCAATCAATCCCAAACTGTAAAGCTCATCTGCGATCTGAAAGATACGACCTGCCAAGATGGTGAATGCCTTCTTGTCATTCCAATCAATAGGATAAGGCGCGGCATCAACTGCCATAGAAGGCTGTGTATTGTGTTTAGAATTAGGCCATAGCACCTTGGTTGTATTAGCTCTGAACGCTGTATCCTGTTCTTTCTCTGTTCTGTGTCCACACAAAATAGAAATGTCTGTGTACTGAATAGCAACTTCAAATATCTTCTGTAAGTCTGGATGGCATGTTTTCAGCCTAGTCTTACTTGTTATCCCGTATCTATAACTCACTGTATAAACCCCTCTGCACATACCATTAAAACTAAAATGAAAAATAACCAGCCGTTACTCATAACCCATCTCTTCCCATATATCAGCAAAATCATCAGGATTTCGAATATCTCGTCGTCTTGACTGGTGTGATTCAATCGCCCTTCTCTGTTTAACCTTTTCCGCATTTGCTTTAGTTTTCTTGCTTTCAATACGCTCTGCCTGGGCTTCACTGTAAATAAGATTTTTTAGTCGTGGATGCTGGTTAGTCATTTTTCTTCTCCATTCTCAATGAATAAACGCCTTCTTGAACACCTTCACCCTCAACCCAGATATAACCCTGATTTACCCACTTGCTAGCAGTAATCCGGCTTATTTCATAGACGCGGGCAAAATATGAAATATTCCCGTCAAAATTGATATTGATGTACATTCTTAATGTAATTGCTTTCAAAGTTCATTCTCCTTATTGATATACAAACTATAAGCAATAACTTTACAGTGTGCAAGTGTTTATTTTAATTATTATCTTGCCTGGCTTTAAAACTTCGCATTTTCTAACACTCAAACTTATCACCTGCTCATCATCCTCCCAGAACTCAGCATGTGTTAGCGCGTCAAATGGAGCCTTGATCCAGTTATCTATGTCATACCTACGTTTTGTTGGTGGGTGTAAATCTATGCTTACTGATAAATCACCACTTACACGCTCACCAAATAGCCCGTATTCAGTCATCAGTCTGATAGCATCTTTCCTATACTCGCGGCCTCTCTTCGATATAATCTGACGACCTTGGAAAGATCGCCAATAACCGTTAACAGAGGGCGGCCAAGGTAGCTCTATCTCGTAATCAGCCAATAGTAATTACTCCCATATCAATCAATTTACGCCACGTTCTAACCATTGCTCGCCTGTAGTAAAAGTCTTTGTATTCGTCTATCTCAGACTTTATACGACCATCAATAGCATCATGACACGCACTGCAAGCAAAGCACGCGCTTATATCATCTGATTTCTTTGCAATGCCTTTAGTTTCATCTGGCAAGTGAGCCAGAACCGTTGTGCTTGGATCGTAGTTGCACACCCCAACAACATGAAGCGTGCACTCCTGACCTCTAGCGGCCTCTCTTATCTTTTTTGATTTAAGCGCCATAGTGATTCATCTCTTTTCTACTGTTAGCGTTCTGACTTCTCCATACCTCCACCCGCTTCTCTGCTATGGTCATTCTCCATCGTAGGCTCTCAGACTGCTCTATAGCGTGTTTTAGCCCATCTAGTAGCTCTGTATACTCTTGATGTGAATATGCGTATGACTCGCGTTCTTGACCTGTTTTGAGCCCCTTCTGTTCAGCTTCTACCATGAGTAGAGCTTTCTTAGATTTACGGAACTCTTTCAGGTATTCCGATTCTGCTTTTGCCTTTGCATAATCTTCTACACAGTTGCGCCAGTCATTGATTAGTTTTTCGATGTTCACTTTCTCAACTCCCGCTTTAACTGATTCCGCTCTTTATACAAACTCTTAACCGATGCCCTTAATTGCTTATTCTCGTTTCTTAATCGGCTTATCTCTAAGTGCTGTCTTGTTATTTGTTGTGAGTCTTTCTTTCTGTAGTGCTCTTGTGTGTCCATCATTTTTCAAACCTCATTTCATTTACTCCAACAAAATTAACTAGCACATCATTAAAATCACCCTGATCAGGCCAAAGAACTGTTACTCTTTCAACATCATTATTCGCCCGTAGATTTCTATTAGCGCAAGCAAAAGCCGCCATGTGACCCGTTGCTGATCGTTGGTCCATATCTGCATAAACCTTTAAATGCTTAACTCCCATAGGTGCCACAAACTTTTCCATGTATCCGGCGGTCATAGTTGACCACATTGGTAGCTCGTACATTTGGTGGACTGATAAAGCTGTCTCGATACCCTCAGCCACACCCAAACATGTATCAGACTCAAACATTTTTACCGCTACACACTCGCCCGGTACATCCCGGTCCGGGTCAACTTTCTTCATTAGCTTCTTCTTTGATTCACCTAAAAAGAAGGTTCTATGCTTCTGAACTGGCTCAAGCTGTTGATTGGTCCCAACCGCATACATACATGGCGCACCCTCACCCATATACATTTCGGCAGGGTTAAACTTGATAGCTCGTTTTGGAAGTCGAAATATACCCCGGTTATTTAGATATTCTTCCGCATGGGTTCCTTTGATTGGTTTTAGCGTTCGCCAGTGCATTTTTAATTGCGCTTGGTAATCCGGGCGACTAATAACCTCTTGCTCGTAACTGTTACCAATCAATGAATCGACTCTAGCGCACACATCATAGAATGAATGCCCGGTAATCTCTTGAAGCAATTTAAGCCCATCACCCGCACCGCAAACGCAGATCCAGTTTCCATTTTGCCATTTATCTGTGATGCGCATCTTCTTCTTACCACCACAAATAGGGCAGTCAATATGCTTATTTCCTGTGATTCTTAGATTGAATTGGGAGTAAATAAAATCCCACTTACCTTTAGCAGCGTCTAATGTTTTCATTTGTTTTTACTCTTTGCGTATGCGATCTGACGTGATTTGACGTAATTGCGAACTTCTTTAGATGGCTCTTTTGGAATCTTAGATAAACCTCTAGGATAGACACCAAACTTGCTTTTGTATTGGTTAGCCTCCCAGCCTTCTTTATAGTTTCGCTCCATCCTGATAGCGATTAACTGAGAATAGAAAGCCTGCTTATCCTCCTTGGTTGCTACCTTTTTCTTTTTTAGTGCCGATAACTCTCTGGTTTCGTCTACTTCTACATTCTCACCAACCAATGGCTTGAACCCGCATTTAGGGCAAACATAAACGCCAGCGGGCTTCATAAAATTACAGGATGGACATTCCTTAGGTAGCTTCTCTTTCTTTTCCTTCTCTTTTCTTGCTTGGCTTACCTCATCCATTCCATCTTTATCAGATTTAAGATAGTCATACTCGATTGAATCTGGAAAGCCTAATCTATGGACCGTACCAGAATGATCGAATATTTTAGCGAACTGCTTACCTTTGGCGCTTCTTAATCCACGGCCTAAGCATTGGATCCAGCGCATTTCTGATTTGGTTGGCCTTGCGTAAATTAAACAACGTACATCAGCATCAAAGCCAGCCACCAGCACGCCTACATTACAGATAACTTTAGTAATGCCATCTTCAAATCGGGAGATAATCTGCTTTCTTTCTACAATTGGCGTGTTAGCTGTCATTACCTCAGCCTTTACACCATGATTATTAAACTCAACTGTCACATGGTTAGCATGGTTTACATTCACACAGAAACAAATAGTAGCTTCATGACCTGAATGCTCTAACCAGTTTCCTACAATATCACCTACAATATCAGCGCCGTTCATTACCTCTTCAATCTCAGATTCCACATAGTCAGAACCCATAACGGTATTCTGTGTGCGGCAACCGTCTAAATTAGGCTTTGTAGGGGCGTAGAACTCAAAGTCACATAAGACACCAAGATCAATCAAACGCCTCATAGTGGTAGTTTTAACTAGATTCTCGTAGTAGTTACCCATCCAGTCAGCGAATGGCGTACCTGACAAACCAATAACAGGCTTATCACAGTCTTGAATCAGTTCTAGTAGGTGTTTTCTTTTAAGGTGTGCCTCATCAATAATAAGAATATCGAACTCTGGAAGCTCTCTATTCTTCAAAGTGTCAGCACTTGCGATCTGAACCGATCTTGCATAATCAGTTTCGGGGTGTGTTTGCCAGATGATCCCAGGCTTAGATAAACCGTATTCTATGAACTTGCTGAACGTCTGCTCTACTAATACCGTATAAGGCGCTACGAATAGAACACGCTTACCGCTTTTAACGAATCCAGAAGCGATATAGGCGGCCATTGCGGTTTTACCCATACCAACAGGCCCATAGATTAAATGCGTCCTGTTCTGCTTCCAAGAGCGCCTAAGCTCTACAATTACTTCTTTCTGTGTATCTCTTAATTCTAACTTCATCATATTCTCCGAAGTCGTTCGGGCTGTTAAATCTAGCCTAGTTCCAGTTTTCTTGCTCTCTCTTTCTTATCGCGTTTCTTAACCAAGTGTTAGCGTATGATCTACCTTTGGTTAGATACTTCTCTGAATAACCGTTACATGCGGCCTTTCGCCTTGCATTAGGAACTCTATCTAATAGCTCCGTTAAGTATTCAGTATCATCATATCTTGGCCCAAATTCAGATATAAATCTATGCTCTGGTAGCATTTATTTTTCACCTCATTTTTTTCAGACAATAGTGGTCATTAGAGGCGGGGGTAACATGGAATAACAATCACCATCGCTCTTTTATCTTCTATGTACTCTAGTCAATCTATTATCGGGCGTACAAATTTGGTCAGATTAAGGGGGCATAGACCACGGTAGCACCACACCGCATGTCTTGATTCAGGTCACAACTCCTGATCAAGAATCCACATTACTAAAACCCGTTTTAGCGCCGCCTCTAAAGCGCCGATCAACTAAAGCTGCCATCTTTGATTCGTTCTATTAGTTGGCTCTGAGGCCGAAGAACTCCACACAGTATTTATTGTCGCTGTCGTTGGGGCACATCCCGACCGACTTTTAAGATGGAAATGGCGTGGAAGTAGAAAGGTAAGTGTGCGTTTGGGATTTTACGCTTGGAGTATCTTATTGTTTGCTCGTTTGCAACCAAACTTAATACACACTTAGAAAGGTTTGTGTCCGATGTTCGCAAGCTCTGTGCATAATGGCTGATTGCTCCAAGATGGGATCACAGCTACAAGCTAATAACCAGACACAAAAAAGGCCAATATATTCAGACCCTAGTAACACGGGCGGTTAAAGCATAAGTGGTAGATTACCCACATACACTAAGACCTGAATATATTGACCCTGTTACCTTAACCTTTACCGTCGACTACCACACCGACAATTATTATTTTAGCTATCTACACTGAAATTGCAAGCAAAAAAAAGGCGCTGAATGCGCCAGGTGTTAATCTACTAATTTTGCATTATCAGTTAATGCGTGAAGAGTTGTGCAATTTTTGCATCGAATAAAAACCTCTGGCTTAAACCCGTCCTCCCCGAAGTCTTGTCCTTTCTCATCAATTTCAAACTCGAATTCGTCATTGCATCCGCAGTTCCCACAAATCATGTGAAGTCTTGCTCTAGCCATTACTTTCGACCTCTAATCCAATGTCGCCTTGGCAAAATAGCTTTCTCTTTACCGCATAGATCCATAACTAAAACCCCTTAGCCTTTTCTACTCGATGAACGACCACTCGGATCTCACCTACTTGATCACTACATGTAAACCGCATCATTTTTGATCCGCTTTTAATTGTGTATAGGATCATTCTGTACCCTTATCATCATATTGATCTAAAGCACCCTGCGAACTATTGAAGCAAGTACGCAATGATGCGTGCATATCTATAATTGCTATTCGTTGCTCATCTATGATTTTTTGCTGTTCTACTGCATACCAATTTTCATGTATAGAACACTCCGAAGACTTACACGCTTTTAGATCACCCTTTAAATTACAGTGCTTGCATTGGTCAGTCATAACTCCCCCATTTCTTGTTTAATTAACCTTTCGGCTCAATGTATCCAAAGCAGCTACCAACCTCAGATGCGCACTGTCCAAAACTGTTAGCGCCACATTGCAGGTTTGAGCAGCGTTCAATATTCTTTACTTCTACTGGCTCACCATCACCAGAAAATTCTTCTTCTATTGGTTGCTCATCTTCTTTATATAAATCGTCAATTAATCTTCTAAGCTCACTCAAAGGCTCATCACTGCGCTGTAGTTTTGGCGTGGCGTAGTGGTTATGTGATCTTAAAAGCTCGCTGTATTCGTGTTCTACAGCTTCTAAAACGCCTTTTAGGTTATGCTCTGACTTGTCTATAACTTGATACCCTAAATCTTCTAAGTGCTTAATGATGTCTACTGTATCAATGAATGCTAGTGCGTCTTTGTCGCCCTGTTCGAATGTTATGTCAGTCATTTTAATTCCTTCTTGGCGGCTTTAATGATTAGTTCGCTAACGATGTCAATTTGTGATCTGACTGGCTCGCTGTTCTGTTTTCTCTTATCACTAAGACGTTGTAGCTCTTCGTGCGCTTTCTCTGATACCTTGATTAATTTAAATTTCATTGCTTGCTCCTTGTTTGTTTTGATAACAATAGCATATCTTTTAGATAAATGAAAAGTTTATCTTTTTGTTTGACATGATTATTTGCTGTG